ACGAAATCTAAAGGAGTCAAAAGATGGCAAACGAAGAACTAGATCAAGTAGAGGAACAAGTTGAGTCCGATACTGCTGAACCTGTTCTTGAGGCCACCGACGACGAAGACACAGAAGAGCTTGTAGAATTTCAGGCTTCCGGTGAGGCGTCAAGTGTGCCTGATCCAATTAACGTGGGTTCGTCTCGTCGCAAAGCCGATAAGAACAATGGAATGCCAATGGAGAAGCTAGGCAAAACTGGCGTTATCGCCAAGGTTGTTGATGCGTTTTCGTCCATGAGCGTAGCACAAGCCTCTAAGGCTTATAAAGGCTTAATGGATTCCACTGGCAACAAGAGCTCAATCAAAGCTAAAGGTAGTGCAACCTCTCCTGTTAAACTTCACATGATGGCTAACGTCAAGGTGAAGGAAGACATGGAAGCGTTGTTTGCTGATAAAGATAATCTTACGGAAGATTTCTTTGATCAAGCTACCACGATATTTGAAGCTGCGCTCAATGTTAAGGCAACTATCGTCGAGGAAGCTCTTAGAGAGTATTATGCGACTGAACTTGCTGAAGCCAAAGCTCAGTATGAACAAGAACTCGAGAAGAAGCTCGATGAGTATCTTGAGTACGTAGCAGATACCTGGTTGGAAGAGAATGAAATCGCTATCGAGAGTGCGCTCAAGGTAGAGATGGCAGAGAACTTCATGGATGGTATCAAAGACCTATTCACGGAATCGAATATGACGATTCCCGAAGAAAAAGTTGATCAGTTTGACGAGATGGAAAAGAAAGTTGAAGATCTTACTTCCAGCCTCGATGAAGCTGTCAATGACAAGATTGCCCTGACTGGGGTAATTAAAGACCAAAATGGTCAAATTCTTTTCAACGAGAAGAGTAAAGAACTTACTCTGAAGCAGAGAGACGAATTTACTGATTTGGTTGAAGGCCTAGATTTCGAGGATTTAGAAGACTACGATAATAAGTTGGAAACAATTCTTGAAACCTATTTTAATAAGAAACCAGCCACGACAGACATTGTTGAATCAATGGCTGTTGATATTGAGTCGGAAGATAAGCCTACGGGAATCTCTGAAGGTCCAATGGCTGCTTATGCTCAGGCTATTTCACGAACACTTAAAAACTAATAGATTGGAGAATTCAAATGTTAAATGAAGATCTATTACAGAAGTGGCAGCCGATCATTGAGCATCCTGACCTTGATAAGATTAAGGATGTCCACCGACGGAATGTCACAGCTGTATTGCTAGAAAACACAGAGACCGCTCTTCGTGAGTCTGCGAGCTTTGCTCCGCAGAGCTTGCTGGAAGCGTCTCCCACCAACGCCATGGGTGCTTCTTCAAGTACTGCTGGTGATGGTAACGTAGACATCTACGACCCAGTTTTGATTAGCTTGGTACGTCGCGCCATGCCAAATCTCGTTGCGTATGACGTTATGGGCGTTCAGCCTATGACAGGTCCTACCGGCTTGATTTTTGCGATGCGCTCTCGCTACGCTACTCAGACTGGAACTGAAACCTTTTACAACGAAGTCAACACTGGCTTTGCCATGGATAAAGATACGTCGACCAATACTAATGTTGGTGGTGCTGATCAAAACCTAGGCACATTCGTCGGTAATGGCTACCTGAACAGTTCTGCTTCTAACGTAGAACTGTACAACTATGCTGCTGGTATGACCACAACGCAAGCTGAGCGCTTGGGTGATGGTGCTGGTAACGCCTTCCCAGAGATGGCATTCAGCATTGAGAAAGTTGCTGTGACTGCAAAGTCCAGAGCTCTCAAAGCTGAGTACACCATGGAATTGGCCCAGGATCTTAAAGCCATTCATGGCTTGGATGCTGAGTCTGAGTTGGCGAACATTCTATCGACTGAAATTCTCGCTGAAATTAACAGAGAGATGATTCGTACAGTTAATGTTATTGCTAAGGTTGGTGCTCAGGACGATACGACTACGGCTGGTAAGTTTGACCTTGACACCGACTCTAACGGTCGTTGGATGGTTGAGAAGTTTAAAGGCCTTATGTTCCAAATCGAAAGAGAAGCCAATAGTATTGCGAAGGGTACTCGTAGAGGGAAAGGCAACATGCTGATCTGCTCTTCGGATGTTGCTTCTGCTCTGCAAATGGCCGGTGTGCTTGATTATACACCTGCTCTTAACTCTAACAACCTGCAGGTTGATGACACGGGTAACACGTTTGCTGGTGTCCTCAATGGCCGGATTCGTGTTTACATCGATCCTTATACCACCGGTAACTATATGACCGTTGGCTACAAAGGCTCGAGTGCATTCGATGCTGGTGTGTTCTACTGCCCATACGTTCCGCTACAGATGGTCCGTGCGGTTGGGGAAGACACCTTCCAGCCAAAGATCGGCTTCAAGACTCGTTACGGCGTTGTTGAGAATCCGTTTGCTAGAGGCACAACTGCTCTTGCTGCTACTGGTGCTCTTGCTGCAGACTCGAATGAGTACTACAGGAAGATCCTGGTAGACAATATTATGTAAGTAAGAAGAAGCCCATTAAGGG